ATTTCAAACTGTTACATCAGTTAGCTTTGAAGTAGAGCCAAATACTAATATTATAAATATTAATAAAGTTACTACAAGCGGATATACTGGAGTTCCAAATCTTCAAGATGTTACAGATGAAGGAGCAAGTACTACTAACTCTATAACTGCTAATTCATTTATAAAAAGTGGTGGAACAGGTACAAATGTATTATTAGATAACGGTAATACTGTTGCTTTATCTTCTATTGGTGGTGCTACTAATTTATCTCCAACTCAAACTGCTACTAACTTTACGATTAATAGTGACACTGGAACTGATGCAACTATTCCATTAGGAAATGGTACTTTAGCAGGAGCTACTTTAAACGACTATACTACTGCTGAAAAAACAAAATTAAGTGGCATTGCAACAGGTGCTGAAGTAAACATAAACGCTGATTGGAACGCTACAAGTGGCGATGCTCAAATATTAAATAAACCAACTTTAACAAACTTTGTTCCATATACAGGAGCTACAAATGATGTTGATTTAGGATTAAATGATATAACTGCTGCAAAATTAATAAAAGATGGAGGAACATCATCTCAATTCCTAAAAGCCAATGGTTCAGTTGATAATAACACATACCTAACATCTGCTGACTTACCATCTACGTTAGATCTATACGCCACAACAACAGCTTCTGACATAAGTGGGTATACTGTACTTGTTAGAAACATAGCTGATTCGAGATATAACACAACTGCAGTTGACGTACCAACTCCTACAATTACTGGTACTTTAGCATCTCCCACGTTTTGTGGAGCAGTAATTAGTGACCCTAGTATCTTGCTAGGTAATCCAGGTGTATTTAACTTTTCAGTAATTGGTAAGATAAGGAGAGTAGGTGGTTCTACGTCTAGTGGAGCTGATTTTTTCTATAGCATTTACAAGAGAGATATATCAGAAGTTGAAACATTAATAGCAAATAGTGCCCCAGTTGCCGTTCCTGCTAACGGAGGAATTTATACTGAGTATATTTCAATAGCGCTATGGAATAACGGTATCTTTTTAAGTACGGACAGGGTGGTCTTAAAATTCTATGGAATTCAATCAGGCACAGGTAGTGGAGCTACTTATGAGTTTCTATTTGGAGGAACTGACCCAGTAAGAGGTACAGCAGCTATATCTTCTGCAATAATACCTAACCTTTACTTAAGAGACTTAGCAGATGTTGAGAAAATCGATGCTTTAAATAACGAAGTGTTATATTGGAATGATGCTGATTCGCTATGGGAACACTCACTTGCTGAAGATTTAGTTCCAAACGCAACCGCAACTCAAAAAGGATTAGTTTCTACAACAGTTCAAACATTTGCAGGAGCAAAAACATTTACAGGGGAAATAAGCGCAAGTAATTTAAGTGGCACAAATACAGGAGACAATGCAATTAATACTCAATATAGTGGATTAGCTACATCAAAACAAGATACTCTACAATCTACTGTAAATATCAAATCTATTAACGGAACAAGTATTTTAGGAAGTGGAGATTTAACAATATCAGGAGGTGGAAGTTCGTCACAAGCTGCTTATACAATATTAGCTAATAACACTAATGCAACAGCAGTACCAACAACACAAGTTTATAAAGATATAGTACAACAATCATTATCAAATACAAGTATAGTTTGGACTGGAACAACTGCTCCAAGTGGGACTTCAAGTCATACTTATAAATGGTCACAAATTGGAAAATTAGTAACTTTAAGAGTAAATTTAGTTTATACAGTAGCTGGTAATGCATTAACTATGGTGTCTATACCTTTTGATAATATGAATGATTTGCCTGTTCCTGCAACAGTAACTGGATTTACAGCAAATGGAGAGACATTTTGTTTCGGAGTAGGGTTAATTAATACTGCTAAAACAGCTCCATCATTTACTACTATTGGGGTTGGACTATCTGCCATACGTAGAAATACAACTGGAACAGGAACAGTTCCTTATGATTTATTAATTATTAGAAACACAGTCAACGCACTTGTTGGGACAGCATACATCCAATATTATACAACATAATGAGACACATAAGACAAATAAACACCGTAGGTACAGATAGCTATACCGTAGTAGAAGCAAATGAACCATTAGAGCAACATCCATCAATAGTTGAAAATCCAACTTTATTTGAAATTTCAGAAGATGCTATTCCTGAAAAACATCAATATTTAATTTATGAATAACTTAGTATATAAATACAATACATTAGAAGAAGCAGAAGCGTCTTTAGAAATAGTAAATACTTTTTTTGGATTACCTTGCGGTCAGGATTGCTTAACTTGGACAGAAGTTCAAGAAGGAGATGGTTTTTGGTTTTTACAAGCTGATAGATTAGATGAAGTTTTAGGATATGAATAATTTAGATAAAATATTAAATAAGATTATCTCACGTAAGTTAATGGTTTTTGTGATAGCTTGTTGTGGTTTATTCGCTGGAGATTTAACATCTCAAGATTGGGTAGTAATAGCAACTGCTTATGTAAGCATTCAAGGATTTACGGATATAGTTGCAAAATTAAAGAGTTAATAAAATGGAATCTGCTAAACTGTACCTACTTAATTCGCTTACAATGGTTATAACGTTCACTAACATAGAGAATACGTTAAAGATAATGTTATTATTGCTATCTATTGTATATACTGGAGTAAAAATATATGAATCATTTAATAAAAAAGTAAAAGATGAAACTGGACAATAAAGGCTATCTGATTATTACCGAATTTGAAGGATTTAGTGCTAAACCATACCTATGTCCTGCTAAATTAGCTACTATTGGCTATGGTAATACTTTTTATAAAGATGGTAAAAAAGTTACTATGGTAGATAAGTCAATAACTAAAGCAGAAGCATTTGATATGTTTAAAGACATTGCAGATAATTTTGCTAAAAGAGTTTCTAAATGTGTTACACAACCATTAACTCAAAATTCTTTCAATTCTTTAGTGTCTTTTGCTTATAATGTAGGAGTTGCAAATTTTATGAGAAGCACATTATTAAAAAAAGTAAATGCAAATCATAGAGACCCATCTATACGTACAGAGTTTTTAAAATGGGATAAAGTAGGAACAAAAAAATTAGCAGGTTTAACTAGACGAAGAATATATGAAGCAGACAACTATTTCAAAGAATAAGGGAGTTTTATCATTTTGGTTAGCAGTTTTATTAGCATCAACTGTAATTACAATGTTATCATCTTGTGGAACAAGAAAGGTAATTATAGATGAGGTTAAAAAGGATAGTTTGTCACAAATATCTACTAAAATTGTTACAGTTGAAGATATAAAAATAGAAACTAAAAACAATATTATTACTGATGAGTTTACTATTACTCCATTAGATACTTGCAAAGATATTGTAGTAAACGGTATAAGTTACAGAAATGTTGTTTTAAGACACATAAATACAAAAGACAATAGTTTATATAAAAAGGATATAAAAGTGTCTAAAAACGAGTTAAAAGTACAAGACACAAAAGTAACACAAAACAGAAAAGTTAAAGATATAACGAAAACTTCTAATCCATTTCTTATCTTGTTATGGTTATTAATTCCACTAATTGCGTATATAATTTATAGATTCAAATGAAAAAGAACTCAAACAGACGTTACAGAATGGACAATGCTACTGCTAAAAAGATTGGTGCAAAGCTAAATAAAAGTGGTAGATATATGATTTCCAAAGAACAAGAAAAGAAATTAAGCGTTATTAAGAAATAAATTCATATATTTGGACTTAATATAAGAGATTTCTCTTATAAAAACAAAAACTATGAAAAAAAATGCTGAAAGGCGGTATCGATTTAACCATTATATCGCTAACAAAGTTGGAGTAACTATCAATAAGCAAGGTCGGTATCGACTAACTCCTGAACAAGAAAACAAGTATTTCGACATTGTTCAAAATCAAGAGCATATTAAAAGGCTTTTCTTTGACATCGAAACATCTCCTAATCTTGTGTACGCTTGGAGAATTGGTTATAATCTAACTATACACCCCGATAGCATCGTAGACGAGCGTAAAATTATATGTATATCTTATAAGTGGGAACACGAGGATAAAATCCATAGATTAACGTGGGATAAAGATATGTGTGATAAGCAAATGCTTATTGATTTTATATCGGTGGCTAATAAGGCTGATGAAATGATTGCACACAATGGGGATAGGTTTGACATCAAATGGATAAGAACACGTTGCATATTCCATAGGGTTTCAATGTTTCCCCAATATAAGACATTAGATACTCTTAAAAAGGCTAAAAGTGGTTTCAATTTCAATTCCAATAAACTCGATTACATTGCACAATTCTTAGGAGTTGGAGCAAAGATTAAGCATAGTGGGTTTGATATGTGGAAGGAAGTTATGAAAGGTAATCCTGATGCACTTGAGGAAATGGGTAACTACTGTGATGGCGATATAGTTGTCTTGGAGGATGTATTCTTAACTATGCAGAATTATATTAAACCAAATACTCACGCTGGAGTTATAAACGGAAATCTTAAATACAGTTGTCCATCTTGCTCAAGTGAGAATGTAATCTTGCTTAAAAATATAGTTACTGCTATGGGAACTATCAAGAGATTAATGGAATGTCAAGATTGTGGTCAAGTCTACGAGATAAGCAATTCAGCATACAAACTTCATTTAGAAATGAAAGATAAATTTAAGTAATGCGGTAAATAAAGGCGATAATCACCGCAACCCCTAATAAATATATTTATTAGGGGTTTTTCTTTACAATTCAAATATGTTACCATTACTACTCAACTTACCAAATCTTCTATCGGTTACTACCGAGCCATTACTGAATATGGTATCGCAAATAGATAGCTTCATTGTTCCAGCATTAATAATGTCATCG